AAATAAGTTTTCACTTGTTGTTAATATTAGTTTTCTCGCTAAATCAAAATCACCTCGTTTAACTGCTTGGATGAAATCTGAAGTTCTTATACCTCTTCCCATATTGAATGACATAGAAACCATTGCATCATACATTCCTTGTGTAATTGGTGGTTTAATTCCTTTTTCTTCCCATTGATCCAAAATTCGATTAACGATACTTTCAGCTTCTCTCATATCATCTTTCAATAATGTTTCGGCATCTTCTTTTGTAATTTTTGTTCTACCTGGAATTATTTTTGAGTATCTTGGTAAAAAATCAAATCCTTCTTGTTCATCAGGAAATATAGCATGTCCATAACCAATGGTATAAGCACCATCACCAAGATCATAGGCAACTAAATTTGGTTGTCCTTTATGTCTAATGGATCCTTCTTCGTACTTTAAATGATTAATTAAACCTTCTGATGATTTTCTTATTCTTGGCGGTATTACCTTTTTGATGAATTCTTTTTCAGTTTCTACCGCACTTTGTAATGGAGGATCCAAGTACTTTTCAATTTGTTTCAAACTCAACAAACCTAATAAGGAATAAGCAATATACTTTACGATTCTGTTTTTTAAGTCAGAAGGAAGATTTTCAATTTTATCTTTAACTTTTTCAATATATTTTATAGCATCTTCCTTCGTTTTAACCCATAACTTGGATAAATCAATTTCTTTTTTGATAGGTTCAAAATCCCATTCCATATCAGGTTTAGTCTTACCATCTTCTGTAATTAAAGATAGTTTGAAAACAAGATCGTCAAGGATTTGTTCATAAAGCAATTTTGATTGTACAACTTTGAGTTGATCTTCTGTAATCGATACTTTCATATTAATAAATATAAAAGAACTCTAAACATATTGAATCTTTGAGATACAAATGTTTTCTATCCCGAAGAATTGTAGTTCTTCTAATAACGCTTGTTCGTTAGACCAAGCTCTAACTCGAGAGTTTAATCTTCTTTTATTAGAGTTTATGTAGTAACGAGGAAAAGGTGCGTTACCAATCATTTTGACATCAACCTCATAACAATATTTATTTTTATCGCTAAAAGACCATGAGTTTTTATATTTTCTGATATTAGTGATTTGGAATTCAACTTTATCTCTCCAAACATTAAATTCTAAAGACACTCCTTTATTATTTAAAAGTTTTTTAACTCTTTTAATGTGATCGTCCTTAATTACGTTTCCTGATTTAAATCTGTGTTCCATAAGACAAATATAGTGAAAAAAAATTCTAACGCCTCGAATTTCTTTTAATATTTTCTAATTTTGCCTTTTTTAATGCATTACCCAAATTTGATTGAGTTTGTCGATTTGTTATTTGATTTACTTGATTATAATTAACAACTTTGATTTCAGTTTGTGGGACTTCTTTTGGTGCATCACTAAAAATTGATTCAAGTAGTTTGTGTTTTTTTTCTTTGAGTTCTTTTTGTAAATCAATTTTTCTTTGTTCTATTGTTGATATTGGTTCTGACCATAATTTAGTTTCATTATCCAACATTTGGTAATCAGCCTTTTCTAATTTTGGTAGTGGACCATGATCTGTTTTATTTTTGGATATTGAAAAGTATTTTCCCCTTATTTCAGAAGCATATCCGGTTTCTTTGGACATGGTAAGGCTGTTTCCGTGTATTCTTCTGTGGAATAAAATTAAATTTGTTAGATTAATTTTTCTTCTTAACTTGTATAATCTCCCCATAAAATCAGAGTCTGCCGCACATCTCCATCCTTCAAAACCATTCATGGCTAAAAAAACACCTTTGTGAATTGCAAACACACCTTCACCATGTAGACCATTACCATCAATATAAACTCTACCATCTTTGGTATCCTTAAAGTTTATAAATTTTGGTTTTATGCACTCGTATTTACCTATTAACTTATTTATCTCTGATAGACAATTTTCGGTCATGTAATCGTCTGAGTCGAAGAAGAATAAATTGTCATATTTTGCAACTTCGGCTAAAGTATTTTTTATTTTATAAGGTCCAACATTTTCAACAAAATAGAAAAAAAATACATTTTTAGGAAACTCTTTTTCTTCAATATATTGTTTTGTTTTTTCACAATAATCAACACCAATCAAATATTCATGAGGAAAATTTACTTTATTTTTCTCAAATGAATCAAATAACTCATCTAAGAATTCAATATTATTAAATGTTGGGACTATAATAGATAACGACATTATTTTTTTTTGTTCAATTTATTTAGAAAACTTGTATTGTTTCTAACTTGTTGTGGTATTGTGGGTTTGTTAACTCTCATTGAAGTAAGTTTGTTATTGTTGTTTTGAAAAACGTAATTAACTCTATCATAATCTATTTGAGATCTTTTTTGTTCGATAGTACTTTTAACGGATAAATCTTTGTATTCATTTTTTGGAGGTTCTACTTCAGTACTGGAATTCAAGACTCCATTTAAAGCTTGACTTTTTTTCAGTTTTTCCCTTTCAAAAATTTCTTGAAAATTATATGGGTTAGGTAACTTTAAATGTTCAAAAATAATTTTATAATTTTTAATGTTAGTTTTATTTATTTCCAAATATTCAGAAACACTAATATTTTCTATGTTACCGTATTTATTATTTTTAATTTTTTCTTTTTTTAGCGAATGATAATATAATCTTATAGGTGATTTCATACCAGTTTTACTATCAACGGTAAGGTTTGAATTGTGTCTTCTATAATACAGTCCAACGTTGTTTTTTGTTATTACCTTTTTTTTAGTCATTTCAACTCTCCATTGAAATTCACCGTCAGCAGCACAAGACCAAGGTTCAAATCCCCCCATTTCTAAAAAAGTATTTTTTTTAATACCAAATGATCCCGCTGGACTTGTTTCGTATTTTTTATATGTTTTAACTTTATTGATATCAAAATTACCACCAAACATTGCAAATTTATATTTGACTAAATCATACTTTTTCAAATTTTCATAGACAAATCCCAAAGTATCATCTGTTAATATATCATCTGAATCAACAAACAAGAGATCATCAAATTTAGAAATTTTTGCCAAACTATTCCTAATAACATATGTTCCAACCTTAGGAAAATAAAAGACCTTAACATTTTCAGATATTTTATTGATGTTATCTTTAATCGAGTCCATCGTAATTTGACAGTTATCCACACCTAATAAAATTTCATAATCAAAGTTTACATTACTTTTATTTATAGAATCTAATGTTTCGTATAAAAAAAAATCATTATTGTGTGCCGTGATTATGATACTTATCATTATTAAAAATTTTTAATATTTGTCAAGTGACCCCATTTTTGTTTTAATCTTTTTTTGTATTCCGCATAATTACCCCACTGATATTTAACTGTCCTACAGGTATAGCTGTGGTGTTTGAAGGATAATGGTGAGTTTTCTTTACCCCAATTAATTAATATACTATATGTTCCTCTGTCATGTTTTTCCTGACTTCCAATACAATAGTCCTCAACACCAAAATGAAATTCATCAAATGTGACTTCATCAAATCTTAATGGATTTTCTTTATCAATAACAAAAAAACAAGGATCACAAAATTTTAGATCATATCTATTAGAAGCTAAAGCCCCAACATTTTTATTATCACCATTTTTTCCGACGACACATAACACACCAAAATTTGGAGTTTGATCTATTGTTTTTTCAATTTGGGTTATAATATCATCAGAGAATGTTACATCTTCGTGGGAAAATATAATATACCTATTTGGGGATTCGTTAATAACTTCATTATGAAATTTTGATGATTTAATATTAGATTTAGTTATAATATCAACCCTGTCTTTAATTTTATCCAAACAAGGTCCTAAATATTGGTCATAAACATCCTTTTTGTATGTTATATATGCATAGGTAAATCTCATATTAATTCAATGGTTTGTCATTTGGGGTTAATTTAGATAAAGTATTATTACCGTGAATTCCTAATTTAACATATCCTCTTGGAATATATATAATATTTCTTGTGAATCCTTTCAAGTGATCATGTACACAATCCATAATTCCGTGTTTGACGTTCTTTTGTATTAAAGTACTAAACATCGAACATACCTTACTGTAATCTCTACCATGAGTATATTCTTTACCTGTTTCAACAACTAATTTTGTTGGGTGAAAATTCAAAATAAAATCGTCGTAATTGTTTTTATTTTGATTATAAAGGTTATGTATATATTCAATATAGTTTGGAGCCATAACATCATCACAATCGTGTCTAGTTTGAATTGTGATATTATTTTTTATTACAAAGTCTCTATAATCTTTCTTGGTGTCCGAAAAAGGTATTAAATCTATTTTTTGTCTAACTTCTAAATCTTTGTACTCATCATTTTGATCAAAAAATTTAACTATTTCAATTTCTTTGTTGATTTCATTCCTAATCAAATCATAATGTCTTGGATTGACAATTAATGCGATTGAAAAATTTTTATCTGTTTGTGAATTTATTGATGGTATGTAAGTTTTTTTAATAACCTCAAAATATTTTTGGAATTCCTCATCTTTTCCAAATTTACATCTTGTTACTATAACATGTTTCATTTAATAATTTTAATATTTTTATTTTCAAAATAAACCAATATACCAAAAACTCTTTCCATTGCATGATTTATTGATGGTTCTCTGACATATCCATATGGCATCAATTCAATTATTTCATTGATAATGTTATTCGATAAGTATTTTTTTAGAATTTCATTTCTAACCCAAAAAATAGTTCCCCCAATAAAATCAGAATTTTCGGGTATTTTTTTTACATTAAGCTTGGATAATATTTTTAAGGTTTCATCATAATTAACTGTAAAATTTTTATACTTTCTGAACCCCACCATACCTGTGGTACTGTCTTGAGTAAAGTTATTAATTATATTATTTACCTGAACACTATTAGATAAAACCCCACCCATTAATCCATGAAACCAATTCCTACCATGACTTATTGCAAATCCCCCACCTCTTCTCATTAAATCTAGTGAAGGAACTTTTTCAGAACCTAAACCTTTTTTCGTATGTATTTTGAGTATTAAATCAGTATCGTTATCGATTTTTTTATACGTATATAAAAACCCACCAATATCAACACCTCTGTTAGGAGATAGAAAAACTTTAGTGTCATTCTTAAATTTGATTATTTTTTCATAAACATCCAAATGATCTTTTCTATAAAATCTTCCCTCGTTTAGTCCATGTTTAATAAAATGTTTGTAAGCCTTTTCATTATTATTTTTCCCCGCATTTTTCAAGTCTTGGTAATAATTTACATAAGTCTCCCACTGAAAATCTAAAAAGTTGTTTCCGTCAGTTTCATAAGGTAAATTAACATATAATTTATATGGTAAATCTAAATTATTCAAATAATTTTCAATTTCATCCCACATATCGGTATGATACAAATGAACACAAACAGCAATCCTCATAAATCAATTTCTTTTTTTTCTACCCTGACAATGTGCTCTTTGACTAAAACCTTTTGGATTATTACAATTTATTGACTTTTTGTACTTTTGAGACCATTTTTCGTCAATTGGTTCTTTGGATAATTTCTTTTTCCAAAACTTGAATAGGTTTTCTTTATCGTACTTTTTTTTATTTTGGTCCCAACCACAATCGTGACAAAGAAAAGGTTGTGGATCACTTTTTTCTTTCTTCCAAGAGTGTTCACACTTTTCACATTCAATCTTGTCGTTGAATATTCTATCTGCCTGTTTTTCTGATATTAGTATTTTCATTATTAACAATCTGCGTCATTATAAAGACCAACTAAATAGTCATAGTATTTATCATATATATATTGTTCAACCTCATCTCTCACTTCTACCATTGCTGGTGATGGTCCTTCATAATCTTCAGTATCTTCATCTTCATCACAATATCCTTCATCACAGTAATAAAAATGAATTCCCTGTAAAATACAAAAGTCGGAATAGTCTTCCTCATCCTCAAAATCACAAGGATCTTGTATTTCTGTTTGATATTCTACTATATCACCAATCTTTTCTAATTCTACTCCTCGTCTGAGTAATCTAATAGGTATTTCTGAACTTTCATTAATTACATCATTATCTTTTTCTGATAAATAAAAATCCTCCAATTGATCTTTAAACATGTCTTCCATAGCAGATAAAATACCACTATATTTGTCTAAAAAATTACTTTCTGATTGATAACTTTCATCATGTAATCTATTTAAAGCACTATCAAATACATCCATCATCCAAGATTGGAAATTTGGATAATCTCTTGTATCAATGTCTCCAGCAGCTTCTTCAACAGTTCCGATTATATCATCCAACCTTCTTGTGATCCATATTTGACCTGAATTCATTATAATTGAATTTTTTCTTTAGTTTTATTATCATAAATAGTGAAAGGGTTTGCAATTATTACCCAATCAACATATTTGTAATCTTGATCATAAGCCTTTTCATTCGCCTTAACTTGGATTGTTTTAACTCCAAAATCAGGATGAGACATAATAAGATCGGTCCCAAATACCATATCAATTAAATCACCATTTCCACCTTCATATTCAACTTTGAATCCTTTGTTTTGTAAGTATTCTTTAACTCTTCTTTCGGCACTTTCACCCTGTTGAGTTGTTCGTTGGATGTTTTTGGTGTAATCGAATAACATCATAGGATCGTCAAAATAATCTTCAATCATTTTCTCTAACTCTGATTTCATCCTCATTAAAGTGGTTTTAGGATCTTTGATAATTGCTTGGAATGTAGTATTGTTTTTATTTTTATAGATTAGTTCAGTTAGTAATTCTGCCAAATCAAAATAATTTGTGTTCAACTTATTTATTGGTTGCCATTCTCCATTCAAATAAACCAATTTGTTATTTATTACGTTATTTTTTATAAAATCATTTTTTTTATCCTCAGTTATTTTTCCAAGGGATTCTAAAAAAATAGCACAATCAATAAATTTTTTTTGTAAATCTTTTGGTATTTCAGTTTCTAAATCTGAAATTTGTTTTTCTATAACCGTTTTTAAATCAAGACCGTTACTTCGAGAAAGAAGTCCTTTTAATGATCCGATTTTACTACAAACATACATTTTTTGTTTGTTACCTGAAAACCTATCGCAAAAATTGTACTCATTCTTACCTTCCGACTCAATCATCAAACTTTTTATTCTTTCAATATCTTCTCTAATTAGTTTATCCATAATTAAAATTTCCAAGTCATATAATGTTCATCAACGTTTTCTTCTACATTTTGGTTGTGATTTAATTCAACAGTTTGGTCTTTGAAATTGAAATCGATAGATCCATTTGATCCTTCATTTATTTCCCAACCTCCGTAATATAATTCTAATAAGTCGTAACAAATATATTCTAATTGTTGATTTAAACCTTTTGATCCCTTTGAAGAATCTACCATATCTTGGACCCATCCACTATCTCCGCTCCCGTCATAACTACATCTACAAGAATCACCATAAACAGATTTCAATTCTTCAACGATTGCAGGATCTGATAGTTTTTTTGCTTCTCTATCATCTCCTCTCCACCCCGGTCTTATATCTGAAAAGTCTGAAAAATTTTTCTCAATCTGACTATCTTCGGTGCTAATCTCATAATAATCATACATTACATCTATTTCATTTCTTTCAGCAAAAATTGTAAAAGTTAAAGTACCGTTTTCATTGTCATAATAGTCGTTGTAAAAATTTCCTGTATCAAAATTATCTCTAATGTTTTCAAAGAATTCTTCAATTGATCCAGGTAAAAATGATAATTCATCACTAACATTTCTACCTCCATGCGTAGGACCATACAAATTTTCAAATTCACCATCGTAGCATTGGTAATACCAAGTCACACCATCCTCCATGTTTAAGGAGTTTAATAGCTTTGAATACTTTTTTAAATCTTGTATTTGTTTTTCTGTAAGTTCCATACGATATTTTCTAATAAATACTTTTAATCTTCAAACTCTAACTTTTTTGTTCGAGTCGCCCATGTTGGTCTTTCACCTGACATTAATATTTTCATCCATTCTGATGCTGAAGGAATATACCCATCACAATCTTCTTTAACATGTTGTTCTCCAACATATCTAGTATAAACAGTTTTATCATCACTATTTTTAAACTCAGGTCCGAACTTTTCTTGAAGTTCAAATATACCTTCTGAGTGGTGTCTAAACGCTCTGTGTAAAGAATGTCCATACCATCCTTTGGTCTCATCTAACCAATTATGAATGTGAATATAATCTTCCCACTTTCCACCAAACTTTTTGGCTGAACTCTTTGCATGTAATATTGGATGTGCCATACTATTGTTTAATTGATATTTTTTTATTGTATCATTACTAAAAATAAACTATTTATTTGAAAAAATAAATTCATAATGGATCCAAATAAAATTCCTTTACTCGTAAAATTTACTAAACAAATTCATAGATCTTTGGAGGATTCTTCCCATCCTGATGTTTTTAACACTGTTGCTGATATTAAATATGAAATCCATGAAGACGATTTTTTAAGTTTATATCTTTCCAAGTTAAATGGATCTGAAGAAATGTACTTATTTTTTTCAATCTATTACTATCACATAACAGGTGACGCCGCAAAATCAGTAAAGTATGTTTTAGAAAATCTTAAAGGTTACCAGTTCTTTGTATATGAAGAATTTGGTTATTTAGAGGAGGACTGTTCGTCATGTGATGGGAGTGGTAAAGAAGCTTGTGATAATTGTGATGGTCAAGGTAATGTAATCTGTAGGTCATGTGATGGTGATGGTAAAGAAGATTGTTCTACTTGTGATGGTACAGGTGAGGATGATGAAGGCGATGCTTGTGGTGAATGTAATGGAACTGGTGATAAAATTTGTAATGAATGTGATGGTAGAGGTGATGAGATGTGTTACAGTTGTGATGGCGACGGAGAATTTGATTGTAATAATTGCGATGGTCGTGGGAATGTAGAAACAGATATCATGGGTTACGATGAATTCTACGATAAAGTATATACCACAAATAAACTTGGTGATATGGATGACGACATTCCTTTTGAGGGGCGTTATTATAATTCATTAGTACTCAAACAACCTTTCTTAAGAGAAAGGAACTTTAGAGAAACTTACAGTATGGAAGATATCAAATACGATTGGAATGTAGGTAATGAAATAGATGATCTAAATGATAATAACTTTGTTTTCTTTGGTGGTAAATTATTACTGTAAGAATTTCAACTTATACATAGTTGAGTAAGCCAACTCCTGTATAGTATCAATTTGATTCTGTATAAAAGAATCATCACAACAGTCTCTTTTTTCTTCAATCATATTTAACAAACCTGTAAAGTATTTTAATACTTGGTTTTTGTTTTTATAAGATTGATTCTTGAATGACTTGTAATTAGTCAAAAGACCGTATTTACCTTGATAAGACTCTATCACACCATCAACAAGAGCATCGATTCCTTCATAATAACCTTGTAATGCTTTGTGTTCAGAATATGATTTAGTACCTAAATGAAATATATGTACTTGTGTTTGTGAGTGTAATAATTGACAAACCATTTCACAGAAATCATCGTTGTGATTTGAAGAAGTTTCTTCATCTTGATCTTCATCCTCATTTTGATCATCATCTTCCTCTTCTTCTTGTTCCCAAAGATTTCTTTTCTTTAGCTCTTCTTTCAATTTTTCACTTAAATCAAACTTATCCATAATATATTTTTACTATAAATATCATCAAGTTGTCATTTCTCAATTAAATCTTTATCAGCGATCAAAACTATATCTTTAGAAAAGAATGAATTTATCTCTTTAATTTTACTAAAAATTTCAGGATAGTCTGTCCAAACTTTAACCCCCTCATTCTCAGGACTATAATCATTATCAACCAAGTATTGGACTACCGTATTTTCTGTAATAGTTACAAACCCATGTGCAAAGTATCTTGGAACATATACCTCATCACCCTGTTTCATATCAAAAAAGAAAACCTTGTTGTAGTCCTCAGAAACTGGTCTAAGATCCACAACAAAGTCTAGTATCCTTCCATTTATTACTTTTATTAGTTTAGCTTGAGCGTACTCATTCTTTTGGAAGTGTAACCCCCTTATTGTAAATTTTCGGGGGTTTACACTGATATTACTCTGAACCCAATTTTTATCTAATTTAGATAAGTCAAGTGGGCTAAATGATCCTCTTTGATCTAAAAAAACTCTTTTTTCAATAAAATGTGCTTTCTCCATTATAAAAATTGTATTTCATTCGTTATTGGGTTCCAATCAATATGCCAAGGTAAATGAGAATATAAGTATTGTTCATTCAACATAGACGCATTGAAGTAGTGGGTGTGTCCGTCATAGTAGTGTCCGTAACCTGTATGGATGTGTCCGCAGATGTGAATCTTCGGTTTGATTTGTTTGATTCGCTCCGCAAGTAATTCACAACCCAAGTGAACATTACGATTACCTTCAACGTCATCCAAGAATCCCCAAGCCGGTCCGTGAGTAATTACGATGTCTACATCCTCAGGTATCATATCCCATACCGTTTTCAACTCTTCTCCGTTGCGAGGAAGATTAAATGCCCAATTATAGAACTCAGGTTGCCATGGGCTACCCCAAATTTTCACAGTTTGTACATTAGGATCGTGCGGATCACTATCTCCAACTATAATCCAATCATCTTGTAAATAATCAATCGTTTTATACCCAGTTAATATACCTAGTGCTTCTTCAGGTTTATCTTGCATCCAACGATCATGATTACCAGCAATGAATACTTTATGATCGTAATTATCAATCACATCAAACCAATTGAAAAATTCCATTGCCTCCATTGGGT